GCAGTTGTAGGTGCATACTCAAAGGATAAAGTTAATTTAGAATCATTCCAAAGAGTGATAGTACAATCTATGATACGAGGCAAACATGCATCAGGTATAGCTTGGAATGATAATGGCAAACTAGCATATCGTGTAATAAGTGAGTCTGCTAATTTTTTAGAGTTCAAAGGCATAGAAACTAATATGATTATAGGTCATGCTAGATATAGCACATCTGATCTTAATTATAATCAACCTATAACATCAAACACAATAGCAATTGTACACAACGGAGTAATATCACAAGAAAATCCAGACACTTGGAAAACTATATATGGCTATGATTTTAAAACAAGAAATGATAGTGAAATCATATTAAGAAGTTATGAAAACAAAAAGCACCCACTACATTTAACAGGCTCTATGAGTACTATAATATTAGATTTAACAAATAAACCAACTATGCTTTTTTTTAGAAATGAACAAAGACCTTTATACTATTCTACTGATAATGGCATTTTTGTGGCTAGTACAAAAAACATTTTAGAAAGGTCAGGATTTGAACACATTTTAAAAACTGATAGTTGTATCGAGTATAAAATAGATGGCAAATTTAGTAAAAGTTCTATCAGAGAAAGTAATCAAGACTTGCAGTGATCGGATTTTTAAAAGAAACAGATATACAAAGGGCAATATTTAATTCTCCTAATGGTGCTAATACAAAGTTTTTACAACAAAGTCATAGTCTATGGTATAGATTTAACAATTATCAATCAAATGCACCATTTGGACTTTACAAAGATAATAAACTTGTAAGTGTTATTTTTGCAACCACAAGTGATAAAACAAAATATATTAATCTGTATGAAATAGTAACAATACAAGGACAAGAAAAAAAAGGTTATGCAACAGAAATATGGTCAAGTTTTGTTGAATTTTGGTATGATGCGGGTATGCATAGAATAAAGCTATCTTGTACACCTAGTTCAATTACATGGCATATGAGAAATGGTCTAATTTTTTGGGCAGTTGATAAACAAGGTAGTTTAAGATCAGATCAACCATTAAAAAGGACTATAAATGAACAAGTAGATTTTAGAGAATATGCATTAACAGAGCCTAGTGTAGCATTGCCTGATAAAAAAACTAGAATGAAACTACGTGAGGAAGATGTAGAAACATTACAACTATCCCATAAAAAAATTTTAGAAACATATCAAGCTATTCAAAAAGTAGGAGAATATTGGTTTAGACCATATCTATATGGATTATCGAATAGTAAAAAATAGGACAAAAGCTTTTTTAAGATGGTATGCTTGGTCTTTACACTACAAAGATTGTGATCCACCTATATGGCTATTAAATTATTTATTTAATAGATACGAACACAACATAGAACAGAAACTATGGATTGCTTGGATATATGGCACAACTTATCATTTACCTACTGCTTGGATAATATGGAATGAGTTTCCAGACTTTGAGTTAGTTGGTTTAGAAAGACTAAAAGAATGGAATAACGATAATTATAAAAGGTTGAGATACCAAACAGATACAAAATACAATAAAGGTTATTTACCACAACAATTTGAAAGTTACAAAGAATGGATAGGTAATAAGCCACAATTAGATAAATTTGCAGAACTAAAAACATTTGATAATGTATGGAATAGTGTTATTAAGAATTTATATAAATTTGGCAGATATTCTACATGGTTTTATTTACAAACATTACACGAATGCGTAGGTCTTGATCTGAAACCTGATACATTAAAACTTAATGATTTTAGTGGTAGTAAATCACATAGAAATGGCTTGTGCTATGCACTAGGATTAGATGATTGGATTAATAAAAAACTAGATAAAACCCAGATTGAACATTTAGAGTACAAATCGAGACAAATACAGAACACAATAAGAACTAAATACAAACTAAATAGCAACGCATACACTATGGAAACTGCACTTTGTTCTTTCAAAAAAATATTCAGAAGAAAACAGGGTAGATATTTAGGCTATTATTTAGATAGACAAGCACAAGAAATATCACAAGTTCAAAACGATGGTTGGTATGGTATAGAATGGGGTGTATTTTGGCAAGCAAGATCAGAAACTTTGCACCCATCACTTTACTCAAACATACAAATAAAGCCACATTTATACAATCAGTTTTTAGATACAGGGAGTTTTAATAGACAATTATGAAATGCGTAGCTATTGGTGGAGTTCCAGCCACAGGGAAAACTACACTTGTTAAAATGATTTACAACAAGATGCATAAAGTTAACTTTGAGTATGGTTTAGTAAAAGGACACTATGATAAAGAAAATAACATAGCATTGCTAGGACTTTACAACCAAAACAATACATTTCTTGGTACTGACAGACTATCTATGGGTGTTAATAAACAATTCTTACAATATATTTCAATGGTACAAAGAAACATTATATTTGAGGGCGATAGACTATTTAGCTTAAATAACTTAATAAAACTAAATGAATTGTACGATTTAAGAATAATAATGCTAGTTAATTCGCCTGAAACACTCCTGAAAAGACACAAGGATAGAAATGATACACAAACAGACAAATTCTTAAAAGGAAGAGAAACAAAAATTAAAAACATACAAGAACACTTTGGAGGCATTATCGGTAGGATAGAAACATATACATTAACAAACTTGAAAGAAAGTGAAACATTGAGTAATAATATATATGATTGGTTAAGAACACAAAAAGGACATAATGGCTAGACCTATAAAAAAAGTTGACACACAAGCAGTACAAAAATTAGCACAAATGCATTGTACTTACGAGGAAATTGCAGAGTTCTGTAATGTATCTACAAAGACTTTACAACGGAGTTATGTCCACCTAATAAAAAAGGGTCGTGAGATGGGCAAAATTAGTTTGAGAAGAGCGCAGTTTGAGAAAGCATTAGGTGGCAATGTAGCTATGCAGATATGGTTAGGTAAACAACATCTTGATCAGAGAGATAAAATTGAGAATACAAATTACAATGAACCATTACCATTAATCATAGAGGGCGATGTCAAAGAGAAAAGGTAATCTTTATGGCAGAGTTGAACATGAGCCTGTTTTTCACAAAACAAATATAGGACGTAATCCTAGTAAAGCTAAAATGAACAAACACAGAAGAAGATCATTTAAGAAATACAGAGGACAAGGAAAGTGAGTAAGCGATCTAGCTTTTATCCTAATGGCGAATTTATACCATATCAACTGCCACAAGACTTTAGATTGTCAGAGGGTAGAGGTAGTTGTGGTAATTGTGGATTGTACTCAAACAAGCATGGCTTTTGTGGTGTATATAGAACAAGAGGTGTAAAAGATACATACGTTTGTAACAAGTGGCGACAAAGACATTTCAGAAGATAATGGAATTAATAATTGAAGCTGATGGTGTATTTAGACTAGTCGAAGTTACAAAGGATATGCTTGATCACATGAAAATTTTAGCAAAAGTAGATTGTTTTAGTTTGTGCGACATAATCAGAATAGAATTTACAGAGTATCTAGATTACCCAATAAATCAGCATATCATGAAAGATGGCAGTGGGTATTTTTATGGGTGTATTTGTAGATAATATATGGTATTTGTTTTACATGGCTAAGTATAGAGGAAGAACAGTAAGACTTAACAAGATAATGCGAGGCGATGTTAAGAAGTTTAAGGTATTTGTAAGAAATAAACGAACAGGCAAAATTAAAAAGGTTAACTTTGGTAGCAAGACAATGTCTATTAAAAAACATATACCAGCAAGAAAGAGATCGTTTATGGCTCGTATGGGTGGAGTGCTTAAAAAAGTTCGTGGACAGAAATCTTTGAGTCCTGCATATTGGTCGTTAAGGAGTTGGCGATAAATGGCATTAAAAATTTCAGAAGAGGCAAAAGTATCAATGCCTATGAAAACGGTAGCCTCGTTAATAGTTATCGTTGCACTTGGCACAATGGGTTATTTTCAAATGGTAGAAAGGCTTAACATTACAGACACTAGACTTCAGCTAATGGAAAAGGATTTAGAAGAAAATACAGAATTTAGAATTAAGTGGCCACGAGGACAGTTAGGCTCATTACCAGCAGACTCTGAACAGTTTATGATGATAGAGGATTTGTACAAAACAACAGACAAGTTAAACAAGCATATTGAAGAAATGGCACTTAATAAAGTTAACATAGAATTTTTGAGAAAACAAATGGACAAAGTATTAGAAGATATTGAAAAATTAAAAGATGCTAATCGAGAAATTAAATATACAAATGGTAATTCACAATGATTGAGTCAGTTATAGCTTTACTTATGTTTGTAAATGGAGAGATCAAAGAACATAGAATACAAGATTCAATGGCTATGTGTTTACGAGGTAAGCGTGAAGCAGAACGAACTTATTCAGAATCAGTAACTTATAAATGTTATAGAGGTAAAGCAGAAACAGAAATTTATATGGGGGAAAAGTCAATTAAAGCTTTAATATTAAAATGAACAAAGTAGATGTTATAAAAGTATTAGCAGAAGATAAAACATTTGAGAATGAAACAAAGAATAAAGGCGAAAACGATTTAGAAGTTAAAATTAAAATACTTAACAAAGAAGTAGATACACTAAAAGCAATTATTAATTTAAAAGAAATAGAGTTGACTTCAAAAGATGATATCATTAAGGAAGTAAAAGATGATAATAAAAAACTTGCAAAGCAAGTTGAAGATTTAAAAAAGGACGCAAAGGATATGTTGTTATATCCGTAATTATGAGTATTAAATATGTTATATTGGATAGTAGAAAAGATAGGCAAATTTGCAAGATCAATTTTTCATTGGTCTTGGAGAGTCCAAATGCATCGAAAAATGAAAAGGAAGAGATAGATGAAATGGATTTTACTATACCAAGTATGCTCATTGGTTAATAATTTTTGTTATCCACCACTAACAGATAGAGAACTTGTTAGCTATTCACAATGTGTAAGCAAGGGTGCAGAAAAAACAATAGAACTTGTAGCTAAAGCACCTAAAGAATTTGACGAACAAAAATATATAGTTAAATATTGGTGTCTAAGTGAAAATAGTATTAACAAAACCCCAACATAAAGTTTCTTCAAGCAATAAAAGGTTTAGAGTATTAGTATCAGGTCGTAGATTTGGTAAAACCTATTTATGCATTACAGAAATGATGAAGTTTGCTACACAAGTAGGTAAAACAATATGGTATGTAGCACCTACATTTAAAATGGCTAGAGAAATTGTATGGCTTAAATTAAAACAAATGTTGTCAGATTTTAATTGGATTGAGTCTATAAATGAAACAAACTTATCTATTAGAATAAAAAAAACAGGAAGTATAATATCATTAAAAGGTTGTGAAAACTACGATTCATTGCGTGGAGTAGGTTTAGATTTTTTAATACTTGATGAGTTTGCAGATATAGATGAAAAGGCTTGGACAGAAGTTTTGAGGGCATCTGTTGCAGATACACAAGGCGATGTTTTAATGTGTGGGTCGCCTAAAGGCTTTGGTAATTGGTCATACAGAATGTATGAAAAAGGTAAGAGAGATAAGGAATGGGATAGTTTTCAATTTACTACACTAGAGGGTGGTATGGTACCACCAGAAGAAATAGAACAAGCTAAACAAGACATAGACATTAGAACATTTAGACAAGAGTTTGAGGGTACATTTGAGAATTATGCTGGTGCTGTTTATTATAATTTTCATGCTGTTGACAATGTATTAGAAAAAAAAATAGATTGGAACAAACCATTGCACATTGGTCTTGATTTTAATGTCGATCCTATGAGTGCCTGTGTTGCACAAATTGATAGAGATAAAATACATTTTGTAGATGAGATAGTAATTTATTCAAGTAATACAGATGAAATGGTACAAGAAATTAGAGATAGATATGGAACAAAAACTAGAATTTTTGTTTACCCAGATCCAGCTTGTCGTCAAAGAAAAACTTCTGCTGGTGGTAGAACTGATTTAACAATTTTACAAAATGCTGGGTTTAGTGTTAAATGTAAATTAAAACATAGTCCAATTCGAGATAGGGTTAATGCAGTTAATTCAAGATTAAAGTCAGCCGATGGTAAGAGGTATATTTTTATCTCGCCATCTTGCAAAATTATGATAAAAGGGTTACAAAGACAAATATACAAGGAAAACACAAATATTCCTGATAAAGAAGAAGGCTATGATCATATGAACGACGCAATTGGATACTTAACTGAAATCGTAAAACCTTTAACAACAACACCTCGTGATTTTAGACCTCAAAGATGGAACATAAAGCAGAGATAGTATGGCATACTCTAGAGATGAAGCATTAGAACTACACAAAGATTATCAAGAAACTGTAAACAATTGGCAGTACTACGTTCGTAGCTACAACGGAGGATATGACTACACACTTGGTCAATATCTTAACAGATATAATTTAGAACTTGATAATGAGTTTAATCAGAGATTAGCAAATACACCATGCGATAATCATTGTAAAAATATCATACAAATTTACTCATCATTTTTATTTAGAGTTAAAGCAAGTAGAGATTTTGGAAATATGCAAGATGAACCTAGTTTAGAATCATTCTTAAAAGATGCTGATCTTGAGGGTAATAGTTTTACAACAGTTATGAAACAAGCACAAAACTATGCATCAATTTATGGACATTGTTTTTTAATTTTAGATAAACCACCAGTACAAACAAACACAAAAGCAGAAGAACTTGATCAAGATATTAGACCTTATGTATCTATGGTTACACCAGAAAATGTACTAGATTGGAATTTTGAAAGACAAATAAATGGAAAGTACGAACTTAACTACTTAAAAATAAGAGAAGAAGTAGATAAGTCTGGTGGCTCATATATGAGATTATGGTTTCCTGATAGGGTAGATACTATTTATGTAGAGGATATAGGAACAGAGCCAACATTAATAAATACTGCCACGAATCAGATTGGCAAAATACCAGCAGTTATTTTATACAATGCAAAGTCACATAAACGAGGCATTGGTCAATCTGACCTAGTAGATATAGCAGATTTACAAAAAGCAATATACAACGAGTATTCAGAAATCGAACAATTGATAAGATTAACTAACCACCCATCATTAGTAAAAACAAATGGTGTTAATGCTAGTGCTGGTGCTGGAGCAGTTATTGAAATGCCAGATGAAATGGAGCCAAATTTAAAACCATATTTATTACAACCATCTGGACAAAATTTAACTGCAATAATGGAATCAATTACAAAAAAAGTAGAATCAATTAATAGAATTGCACACACAGGAGCAGTAAGAACTACAAAACAACAAGTATCATCAGGTATTGCATTACAAACAGAGTTTGAATTATTAAATGCTAGACTATCAGAAAAAGCAGATAACTTACAATTAGCAGAAGAACAACTATTTAAACTTTATGCAGAATTTCAAAACACAACATTTGATGGCGAAATAAACTACCCTGATTCATTTAACATTAGAGATTATGCAAGTGATCTTGTTTATTTCCAACAAGCAAAGTCAATGAATATAGGTTCACCTACATTTGCTAAAGAAGTTGATAAAGAAATTGCAAGAGCAGTTGTTGATGATGATGAAAAACTATCACAGATTTTTGATGAAATAGACTCAAAAGCAGAAACAGGACAATTTACTCAAGATGAGCCTGCACAAGAAGATGAAGAAGTTGAAGAAGAAGAAGTTTAATGAATGGCAGACAAAGTACAAGATTTTGCAGAGTACAGAATTAGGCAAATAGAAATTGCTGAGGCAAAATACTACGAATCACTAATAGCAACATTGGATAAAATAGAAAAAGAAGTTGTCAGTCTTGCTGGTAGAACTTTACCCACTGATGATTTAGAAAGATTGTATGATCTTAAAATTGCAGTATCTATGCAACCAAAGATTAGAGCAATACTTGAAAAGGAATATTTAGCTTGGTCAGATACAGTTGTTAGAGAGGGTTTTACAAAACAAGCTAAAAGAATTGAGAGAGCATTTAAAGGTATTGGCAATATACCAAAAGAGTTTCAGCAACTTACTAATGCAGATTTAACACTGATTACAAATTTAAAAAGACAATCATTCACACAATTTAAAGATGTTTCAAATACTTTTACAAGAAGATTAACTGAAAAAATCTATCAATCTACTCTTACAAGTGTAGAGTTTTCTGAACTTGAAAAAGAATTAAGACAAACTATTAATGGTATTTATGCTAGTGCAGATGATAAAAAGATTAACGCATTAGTTAAAAACATTAAAAAAGATGAAGTTAGAGTTCGTAGATTAGATAAGAGAACTGCACAAGGTAAAGTTGTAAGGGCAAGGTTGGACAAAAACATACAAACACTACAATCTAAATTTGCTAGAGATAGGGCTGGAGAAAACATGAAAAGGTACGCTGGTCAAATACTTAATGATTCATTAAGAGAATTTGATGCACAACTAAACCTTGCAAAGTCTAAAGATGCTGGTCTTACTTTTGTTAAATATCAAGGCTCAAACATACCTACCACCAGAGAGTTTTGTAGGCTTGTCAGAACAGGAAAACTTGATATAAGAAGAAATGGACTTTTCACAATTGATGAAGTCAAAAAACTATGGCAACGATCTTGGAAAGGCAAAAAAGCTGGTAATCCTTTGATAGTTCGTGGTGGTTATAATTGTCGTCATCAATGGTCATTCGTCAACAAAGATTGGTATGACGATAACGGCAAACTAAAAATATAGGAGAAAAAATGTCAGAAGAAACAAAAGCAGTAGAGCAAACTACTGAAAAAAAACAAGAAGAAACACCTGTTGTAGAAAAAGCACCAGAGCAAACATTTACACAGGCTCAACTTGACAATATTATTAAATCAAGACTTGAGGCAGAAAAAACAAAACATCAAAGACAACTAGACGAACAAAAGAAAAAAGATGATGAATTGCTTAAGGAAAAGCAATTACAAGATGCTAAAACAAAAGCTGAAATCGAAAAGCTAATGAAAGAAAGAATAGCAGAAAAAGATCAAGAGTTATTGAATATGAAAAATATGATCAAAAAAGAAAAAATTGATAATTCTGTTATGTCAGTAGCATCTAAAATGAATGCAGTAAATCCTCAACAAATTGTAGAGTTAATGAAAAGCAATATTAAATTGTCAGATGATAATCGTATTGAAATACTTGATAAACATAATAATATTAGGTATAACGACAAAGGAGAACTACTTACGATTGAAGAATCAGTAAAAGAGTTTTTAGATGCTAACCCACATTTCTCGAAAGGGTCATTGTCTGGAGTAGGGAGCCAGAGTAGTATCGAAGGTAAAACTGTAAAACCATTTAATATTCAGGACTTAGACATGAGCAAGGCAGAAGATCGTCAGAAGTATGCAGAATATCGCAGAAAAAGAGATTCAAGTCCTGTTCAAATAAACTTAACAAATAACAAATAATAGGTAAATAAAATGGCAAATGAAACAACATCGTCAACGCTCTCGGAATTATACACAGAGATCGTTGCAGAGGCATTGTTTGTAGCAAGTGAAGTTTCTACAATGAGACCACTTGTAAAAAACTATGCTATCGCTGGTGGTGGAAAGTCAGTTGAAGTTCCAATTTATTCTGCAGTTTCGGCAGCAGCAGTAAGTGAAGCATCTGATTTATCTAACACAGCAATCAATCCAACATCAGTATCAATTACTGCGTCAGAAAATGGAATTATGACTACATTAACGGACATGGCTAGAAATTCTGCTCCAAGAAATGTAGCAGCAGACATAGGTAAATTGTTTGGTGAGGCGATTGCAAAAAAAATAGACACAGACTTAACTGCTTTATTTGATGGATTCTCAACATCTATCGGTGGTGCTGGTCAAGAAGTAACTGTTGATAAGCTTTTCCAAGCATCAGCAACTTTAAGACAAAGTGCAGTTCCAGCAGGTTACTCTTGTGTTTTAAATCCAAAAGTAGCTTACAATGTTAAAAAAGCATTAACTAATACTTTCGTAAATCCAAATCCTAATGACTTAACTAACGAGGCATTAAGAACAGGATACATCGGAACTATTGGTGGTGCTAGAATCTTTGAAACTTCAAATGTTGATGGCACTACTGATACAGATAGCTGTAAAGGTGGAATGTTCCATCAAGATGCATTAGCATTAGCTATGATGCAAGACCTTAAAATTGAAACTCAAAGAGATGCTAGTTTAAGAGCAGACGAGATCGTAGCAACTGCAGTATATGGAGTTGGCGAACTACATGACTCTTACGGTGTAGAGATATTAGGTGAGTCAGTAATCAACTAATAACTACTTTTCTATGGCGAGGAAACTCGCCATAGGATATAAGGAGAAATTATGAATATAAAATTAACAAATGGTAAAAAAACTATTGTAAGAAGTAAGATACAATACGAGGCAAACATAAATCATTTTACATTAAGAGGTTTTAAACCTTTAAATGAAACAAAAGAAAAAACAGACAAAGTTGTAGAGTTAAAACCAAAAAAGAGGAAACATGCTAAAAAAACTAAAAAGAAAGATTAAACAATTAATTAATTGGCTAGTAGGTAATTAGAATGGCTAATTATACAGGTGCAAATGTAATCAATGCTGGAGATGTATCTAACTATCAAGCAGATATATATGAGTTTGGTTTTTCATCTACATCTTCAGAAGTAACTTTTTTTATTGCACAAACAACAAATGATATTTTAAGAGAGTTGCGTATTCGTTGGTGGCCAGTTTACAAAACAAATGTTTATACAGACATAACAGTTTTGAATACTGCAGAAATGGTCGACACAAAGATTAATCTTGATCAATTTAAAAGGGCTGGAGCCTTTTTATTTTTATATAAATTCTTTTTACCAACAATTACAAAATTTAGACCAGAGGCAGATAAAGATAGATTTGAAAGAATGATTGAGTTTTACAGAGGGGAATTTAACAATGAGTTTCAAGCAATTTTAGAAGATGGTGTAGAGTATGATTCTGATGAGAGTGGAACAATTTCTGTAAACGAAAGAGAGTCTCTACATGGAAGTAGAAGATTAACTAGATAATGTTAAGTGCAAGAGTAACCTCTAATTTACCAAAAGTCAGAAAAAGATATAACTTATTTTTTAAAAGATTTCCTAACATAGTTACAAAAGGTTTAGAACAAGCTGGTGTACAATTAAAAGAAATTATTCTTGATAGAACTGATAGAGGTTTAGATTTTAATAAAAGAAAATTTGTACCTTACAGTCCATCTTATTCAGAAGAAAAAGGTAAAACAGTAGTTAATTTACAAGATACAAATAGAATGTTACAATCTATTGACAGTAAATTAAAAAGTAAAAACAAAGTACAACTTTTTTTTAGAAGTCAAACACAAGCGAGAAAAGCATTGTTTCATCAAAAGGGATTAGGCAAACTACCAGAAAGAATATTTTTTAAGTTTAATTTAAAAACAGAAAAGCTTATAAGAAGATCGTTTGAGCAATTTATGAAAAAAGAAATTAAAAGGTTAAAGATATGAGCAAAAGAGAAGATATAGCTAGTCATATTGTTACCACAATTTTAGCAATTTCTAGCCCAAGTGTAAAGAAATGCACAAGACAACCATTTCCATTAGAAGAACTAGCAGAATCTCAATATCCAGCAGTGCTTGTACAAACACAAGAAGAAACTAAAGAAGATCAAGAACTAGGGGATGGTGCTAAAACAAGAATAGCTACATTAGAATTTTTAATAACAGGATATGTTAAAGGTGTAGAAAGCAATATAGATACTGCAAGAAATAATTTAGCAAGTGCCATTGAAACGCAACTTGAATCTGATATAACAAGAAACAACAAAGCATTAGATACAGAAGTTATAAGTTTAGAAACTGATGCTGGTACACTCTTTCCATACGGTGCTATTAGCATGGTTGTTAGAGTTATTTATGAACACGAAAGTGCAACACCATAGGAGTTAAAATGGCTGATAAGAATTTAGATAAAATTGAAAAAAAATTAGAAAAAATAGAAGACTTAATACAAGACATTAGAGAGTTGATTGAAAAACATAGAGAATACGATGACGATAATGTTGTTGACGATGAAGATGATCAATGGGAAGATGACGAAGATATTGACGAAGAAGAAGAAAGATAGTAAAAAGCATTATGGCAAAAGATATTAAATTATACAAAGATGGTCATGAAATCATTATCAATGAAACACAGCTTGATAATTTTTTAGAACTTGGCTATAAGCAAGAAGAAAACAAATCAAAACCGAAAAAGGAAAAGGATAACAAATGGCAACACATCACGGAAAAGAAGGAGTCGTAACTGCTGGTGGAACTGGTATTGGAGAACTTACTGGTTTTACATTAGAAACTACTGGAGATGTTGTAGAAGATACTGCATTAACAGA